CCGAACATAGAAGAACCAGAAGCTGGTCTGTTGATATCCTTACCTGCTGTTGAACCATATTTGAAGTCCATGTAGAAGATAAGACCTGATGGTAAGTTCATTGGTTGAACTGAAACGAATTCTTTAGCTGCGATGCTACCGAAAATACGTCTTACCAATGGAAGAGCTACACCCGCCCATTCTTCAGAACCGCCAGTTGTACCTGTTCTAGTTGCCTCATCAAGTAATTGTTTAGCTTGGTTTTCAAGCATTACTGCCATACCATGCTTTGAAGATTCTGAACCTACTCCTTCAAGTAAGCCAGTCTTCTCCCACTTTGCTTTCAAACCTCTGGTTTGCTCAAGCATTAATGACTGTGGGTTTTTGCCTGTCATAATTTGTTTTAAGTCCATTTTACTTAATTTAATTATTTTTTGTTAAAAATTTATTTAATAATACCTGCTAATTTCTTAAATCTGTCAGAAAAATCAGCTGATTCTGCAATTACTTGCTTAGCTGCTGCTGGCTTTGTAGATTTAACTGCTTTGCTAGCGATTCCTTCAGAGATTGATTTTTTAGTAGATTTGTTAGATGTAGTGTATTTGAAATTCTCTGCTAATGTAGAGTATACCAATTTAACTTCTCTAACTGATTTTGTTCTATCCAAAGTTTCGATAACTTTAACTTTCTGTTCGTTAGTCATGTTATGAGCTCTGAATAATTTGTTTGCGAACAACAACTTAGCGTTCAATAAGTTCACTTCGTTGATTGTTTTTTGAAGAGATTTGATAGTTTTGTAAGCTTCGTTCAATTCAGCTTTAATAGCCTCATCTTTCTTTTCTTCATCATCACCTTTCATATCTGCTTCCATTTCACGTAAGATTTCTTCCAAGTCGATAACTTCGTTTTTCTCTTCGTCATCTTTCTTTTCTTCTTCCGCTTCGTTAGTTACAACTAATTTAGGGTCTTCACCTTTATCAGTTCCAGCTTCAGAACCATCAGCTAAATTTTCGTTTTTAGCTTCTTCTTCTTCACCTTCTTCTGCTTCGTACATACCTTCTTCAGGCTGTTCTTCAGATTCATCACCTAATTGTGCTTCTAACTCTCTGATGATTGCTTCCAAGTCCATGTCATCTTCTTCGGTTTCTTCTTCTTCCGAACCAGTTACATCGTACTCTTCGCCATCACCTTCTTCTGATGCGAATGGGTTTTCTTCTTCTTCATCACCCATCATTGCATCTGCTTCCATTGCTGGAGCTTCTTCTTCATCATCAGTTCCCATTTCTAATTCTGCTAATCTAGCTTTTAATTGTGCGATTTCGTCTTGCTTTGCTTTTTCGTCATCGCCCATTTCCATACCTTCTTCTTCGTTGATGTCTGCTACTTTTTTGAAATCTGCAACCTGAGCTCCTGGCTCACCTGATGCAGTTTTTGTAGAACCAGCTTCGAATTCGGTGTGTGCGTCTAATTTAGGATTAGAAGTTGAAGAACCAATGCCTGTAGAAGTTAATTCTTCGTCAACTTTTTCTGCATCTTTCTCTTCTGCTTCAGCTTCTGCTCTTAACTTTTTGTGAAGTTATTCGGGAAGGAAACTCCAATAGATAATTGTCGGTTGTTCGGTCACACCTTATAAGAGAAGGGTATTCATTAACCAACTGTGTCGTAATAATAAATCCCATATAGAATGGGATATTTGATAATAAATATAGTATTTTTTTAGAAAACTAAAGAATTAATATAAAAATTTATTTTTTCGTTTAGCTTCTTCCATCTTTAAACGATTTTTAACTGATGGCTTTGTGAAGGTTTGTCTATCTCTCAATTGTTCAATTTGTTTTGAACTTTGAACTTTTTTCTTATAATCTTTGAGTGCGGCTTCTATATTTCCACCCTTAACATTGATAATCAACATAACTTATTGTAAATTAACTAACTTATATTTTGTTTGATATAATAAGGTTACAATATTATCTATATCATTTTGTAACCAACTCATTTGTAATTTCTTATCTTCTCTTAATTTTGCAACGGCTTGGATTAACTTATCAAAATACGCAATTATATTTTTAATATCATTGTTTGTATCTAAACCACTAACTGGTTGTAGTTTTATTAAACCATATTGTCCTTGATATGCTTCAACTAATCCATCTACAATTCCACCAATAGTATCATAGTAATGTTGTAAAGCTTGATGTGCTGATAGTGCGCCGATACCCTTAACACCTACATGAAATGAATGTGCCTGTGTTCTACTATGTAATAAAAGTGATGCTAATTGTTCCATATTACTTTATACCCAATCTTTGATGCATTTGTTCTTCGGTAATCTCAGCAATTTCGAAGTATCTACCCAAAACGTGTCCCATATCTTCATATAAAGCTTCCAATCTTTGTTCTTGTGCCTTTGCTTCTACAGCTTCTTTCTCAAACTTCTCTTGTAAAGATTTTAATTCTTTCATATTTCTTTTGATGGTAACTCTATCAAACCAATCTCCACCTTCTCTCAAAGTGTATTCTTGTGCTGCATCTGCGATTGCTCCAAGTGTTTCTGCTACCTGTCTGATATCTGATTTTCTACTCATATTTTCTCTATGTTGGCCATAGGTAGAAATAATTTCTAAAAAGTGTTTTTTTATTTCAGAAGGTAATTGCTGAAACTCCTCTGTTTCTTTTAATATATCTCTTAATTTAATCATAGTTATCTCTTTACAATTTTATTTCTTTTTAATCTTTGAACCGCCTGTTGTAAATCCGATGGTGTCATTCCCAACGCATCTATCAATTTTGCTATCACATATTGTTCTTTTCTTCTTGATAGATTATAAGATTTAATAACTTGCAATGCTCTATCTAAAAATCTTTCAACTTTTCCTGGCAATGCAGTATCCATATCATCCAAATCTTCTTTTTGAATTTCTCTACCTGGTATTAAATTTATTAACTTTGCCATATTAGTTTAATTCAATTATAATTTCTCTCATCAAATCTTGTGCTTTACACCACTTACCACATTCTTCTGCAACTTTTTTCCATTGCTTTGATTCGTTCACAGGTGCCATAAATGCTCCGTGAGTTGATGGGTTAGATACGAAATCCCAACCTACCAATTCAAAATCTTCTTGCACCATTACAGTGCCATCATTTAATTCTTTTACAGACCCCAATCCTCTCGATGAAATACCTAAACGAATGTTATTCTTTAATAATTCTTTAAGGATATTACCTGAAGGTGTTGAAAGTATTTCTACTTTTCCCATTACATCATCACCATCCCACCAAATTTCTCTAATATTGTGAGAAACATTTTTAAGATTGATAACAGGAGAATCCGGATGGTCTAATTCACCCAATGCTCTTCTTTCTTTGATGAGTTGGTTGTATTTTTGACACTCTCTTTCTAAAATTGGTTTAGGATATCTTCTATTATTTTGATTAGGTGCACCTGCTCTTTGTAAAATACCAGAAACCAAATAAGTTCCGTTTTCTTCTTTTACAAGTTTTGCTTCAAACAAATGCGTTTCTATCAATAATCCTTTATTCATTTTACTTTATATCTTTTTTTACTTTATCAACCGCCTTATCTCCCAATTCAGCCCAAGACTTAATTAAGATTGTTTTTAGTTGGTTTTCTAATTCTGTTTGGTCAATCTCCCCTTTTGCACTATCAACCACTTTTTTAATTTGGTTTTGTACAACACCCATATTCACAATTTCGTTTGCAGTTCCCATATCAATTCCTCTTTTGGAATCTACGATTTTAGAAATATTATCAGAAACTTTTTTATCTGATAAATTATCTAAAACCTTTTTAACTGCTTCTTTGTATTCTTTTTTGCCAGAAAAATATGTTATTCCTTTTCTAGCTAATTCATACAAATAATAAAAAATAACTTTACCAATGATTATAGACCCCAATGCGGATAATAAACCAATGGCAAGGTTCTCATTTACTTTTTTTTTTCTTCGTTTTTAGCTCTTAATGCTGCTAAATCCGAACCTTCAATCTCACCATCCTTATCCACATCAATCTGCTTTTGCTTATCAGTTAGTTCTTCTGGTAATCCAGTTAATCTACCTTCCGATTTTGCTTTTGCAGCTTTATCTACTGCTTGGAAGAATTTTACTTTTTCAGCATCAGACATATCAGGAATAGATTTGCCCGTTTTATCTAACATATGTTTAAACAATTGTTGATAATCGCTTTCTTCTTTTACTACTTGCTTAATAAGCTCTTTTAATTGTTTTATATCCATTTTATTCTGATATTTGTCTGATTTTTTGGTCTAATTTGATTAATCTTTCCTTTATAGCATAAATATGTTGATTGGTTCTTTTCCAATAACTTTTATTATCTACACCACTTTCGTTTTTAATTTTACCATACCAATTAAGAAATCTTTCCATTTCTTTTAATTGCTTATTGATATTTGAAATACCTCTACCAATCTTTGCTTGTGCGGATGATTCATCTTGTTTTAATGCCAGCCAACGATTTTCATTAACAACACTATATCGTGGAGTACCATATCCTTGTACGTTACCGGTTACGTTCATTTCATCAATCATTCTTTCTCTTACCATTTTACGAATGATTTCTTTAATCTTTTGGATATTCTCTTCTTTTTTATTTGGTAATCCCTTATGAGAAGTAGATGCAAAATCTTTAGCATCTTTCTTTTTCATATCAGCTGCTACCTTTGCTACTTCTGGGGATGCAGGTTCTTCACCTTTTTGTGCGGCGTGAACCATTCCCATAAATCTTTGTTGTGCTTTACTTACTGCTGGCATTTTTTAATTCGTTTAATAATTCGTAGGTCATCATCATTGCTGATAAATGTTGCTCTTTAATTTTTTTAGCTGCTTTAATTTTTTTAATGTTTGCTATTGTTTCAGCTAATTTAATTTTTGTAACTTTATCGGAAACTTTAGAACCGACAGATTTTAAACTTTCTATTAATTTAGAAACTTCATTAGAAACATATTCATTTAACTTACCCGTATTATTAATATTATTGATATATTCTCTTAATAATCCTTTTTGCTCGGTTGTAAGGTTTTTATATTTGTTATTAAATGATTCTACTAATAATTTGTAAGATACTGCTCTTAAATCTTCATCTTGTTTTTTGTATTCTTCTAAAACAGCATCTTTAATTTTTTGGTCTTTATTTTGTATAGATGTGTTAATAATATTTTCTGCAATTGTAAATCTAGACGAAACGATATCAGTTGGTTCG